CTTGCGGGAAATGCATCCGCAAAAGCCGCGGCAATAACATGGTTACCCCATGTCTTGCGACCTTCAACGACTCCACAATTGAAATTGTATGCCCGGACACTCAAAGACCCAGTGCCAGGCAAATCACCTCGATAACTACCAAAACCACGTATCATGGTTCCCAAGTTTACATACGGTTCGTAATAACTCGTACAGCTATGTTTCAAAAATTGCATATCCTGTGGGACATCGCAAATCTGGATCTTTAGTATGTACCCGGCAATATCACCCGCTTTTATGTAGTTTTCCATGACTGCCAACTTACTCAAAAGTTTGGGCTCAGGACATGAAACTCTAAAAGCTATGGCGATAATTAGCCGGGCCAAATTGTTAACCGTAGTGGTCAATGTTGATCCTGAATATAAACGCATAGTAGTGTAATAGTATTTTACGAACTCTTGGAACTTCTCAGGGTTATGAAAAGTTATGGGCTCTCGCAGGTATTGAAATGCCCTCGCGATATACTCTATATGTAAAACTGGCGTGCCTTCATAATCCGAAAGCATGCCCTCTAACCAATTAAAAAGAGGGGTGCGATGTGAGCCATCGCAAGCTTTGATGTCATCATTGAACACCAACCTTCCGTCCATACAGTCGACTGCAACGCAACCATCATCAGAATGGTAAACGTACATGTCAGGTCCTTCCCACAAATCTCTGAAGGCTTGACTTATAATACACTGATCAGCAGATTTGACAAACCGGGTAGTCATCCCGAGAACGTCAAAATCTTTTGACCAGGCAGTCTTAATACGACCGAAAGGCGCTGCAGTTAACTGGGTCCGAAAGACGCCTAAATCTGCAGTGCAACGCATTTTCCCGGGCGCTAACATCTCACCATGCTTCAATTTCAGCTGAATCGGATCAAGCCGGTCTAAAACACTGGGAGAATTCTTTATTAATACGTCAGTTGACAACCTCAACTTACGCTTTGGGCATGGTTGGTCCAACCACTGTTGGTACATCAATTCGGGTTCATCGTATTCTACGTGGGAGTCAAAATGCTTCTTAAATCGCTCCAAGATCTCCAAATAAATGGGATTTTTGAAGAATTTTATCTGATTTTGCCCTAACAATGCGGAGTAACCAATTTTGCTCGGTTCCCGCAAAGCGTTCAAACGCGAAACCCCGGCCATACACTCGGAGACACCAATCCCGGGGAGGTTGGTGTGGAGCAGGATGAAAAATGGCCCAAACACACTACGATATTTTTGTTTAGTGAACATATCATTGGTCGTGAAGTTTGGGGTGTAGTCATGGTTGAAGGCTCCTGCTGCCATCTGCCTCACCATACTACGGTGTGTTGTGTCCAGAACGTCGAGGTCTGGTTCAATTGGTGTGAAATCTAAAGATGTGGTTAATTTCAAACAAATGGGAAGGTCGCTCACTCCTTCCACATCCCAATTGAACCCTCGGACGAATTACCGATACCCCAAGGACGTGCTACGGGCGGGCTTCAACCCTAGTTGGTCGGACGGACGATAATTCATGACTTGCAAATTAATGAATGCCATTTGAATTGTGTCCGTCATTTTACCATAATGGGTCTTCCTGTCGATAGGCTCGTAACCTTTTGAATACATATCGGCAAACAATCGATTGGCTGACATGGTTAGTCTACTTAAAAATGGACCATCAAACGACCGGTGCCCGGCGTTCATGTCAACTAATCGATGTAAAAGTTTGTCGTATATAACACCCTTACGCGTTTGAAAATACCCTAACGAAGTTAGATCTGTAGACTTGCTTAACCGCAGGTCGTAAAATTCAACATCTTGTCTTGTATCTCCGATCAACTCTTCGCCAGGATTAACAAAGGC